ACTGTTGGTTAATCTGAAAACTGGGCTGGTATCGCTCTTCCATTAGTACGTAAAGTATTTGGACAGATCGCTGCTAAAGAATTCGTTTCTGTTCAGCCTATGAACTTACCTTCAGGTCTAGTATTCTTTTTAGATTTCCAATATGGAACTGATAAGAATCCATTTACTTCTAATGGTTCTTTGTATGGTAACCGTAATGCAACTGGTCAATATCCATTCCAAACAACTGGTACTACTGGTGGTTTATATGGAGCTGGTCGTTTTACTTACTCTACTAACCAATTCAGTTCTTCTTTCACATCATCTGTTTCTGGATTTGCATCAGCATCTGCTACTTGGGCTGAAGTAAACTTTGATTCTGATTTATCAGCTTCAATTGTAAATAAACAGATTTGTAAAATTACTGTTCCTACAGGATCTATTTCTGCAAATTTTGATCCAGATGCTGTTCGTGGATTTGTAATTACTTCTGGTTCTTCTATTACCTCAGCTACAAATCTTCCAGCTTTTACTACTTATGATTATACAAATGCTAAGATTATATTCTATGTAACTTCTTCAGCTGTTGTAGCTAGTTCTACATTTGTAGTAGAATACAATAAACAAACATTTGATAACAATCGTGGTGATTTTGAAGATACAAGTGCTGGTTCATATTCAGTTCCAAATGCTGAAAGTGCAAGTACAATTGTAATTCCAGAAATCAACATTAAGATGCAATCTCAAGCCATCACTGCTAAAACTAAAAAGTTAAAAGCAGTTTGGACTCCTGAATTTGCTCAAGATTTGAACGCTTACCAGAATATTGATGCTGAAGCTGAATTAACTAATATCATGAGTGAGTATATTTCTATGGAAATTGACCTCGAAATTCTTGATATGTTGATTGAAGATGCAGCTGCTGGTACTGAATACTGGACTGTATTAAATAATGGTGTTTACAATCCTAGTAATCCTAATGGATTTGATTTCCCATCAACTGCTACTCAAACTGGATTCTATAATACTCAAGGTCAGTGGTTTGCTACCCTTGGTACTAAAATGCAGAAATTGTCTAACAAGATCCATCAGTTAACTCTTCGTGGTGGTGCAAATTTCTTGGTATGTTCTCCAACAGTTGCTACTGTTCTTGAATCTATCCCTGGATTTGCTACTAACTCTAACGGAGACGCAGCTAATATGGAATATGCAATGGGTGTTCAGAAAACTGGTCAAATCAATAACCGTTACACAGTTTATAAGAATCCTTATATGACTGAGAACGTAATTTTGATGGGATTCCGTGGTAAACAGTTCCTTGAAACTGGTGCTGTGTTTGCTCCATATATTCCATTGATCATGACTCCTCTAGTGTACGATCCAAATACCTTCACTCCACGTAAAGGTTTAATGACTCGTTACGCTAAGAAGATGTTACGTCCTGAATTCTATGGTAAGATTTATGTAAGCGGTTTAACTAGCCTATAATAAATTAATAGAGTCATAAAAAGAAAGCCGAGCTTAGCTCGGCTTTTTTTATTTCTAATAAAACTACTTGGCTACCTAATATATACTTAGTATATTCTACTATAGTTATTAATAAAATAATATGAAAGAAACTCCATCACAGTTATCAATACCTAGTTATGTAATGAACTTTCCATTTTCATTATCAACTGAAGATCCAAATAATATTTGGATGAAAGAATTATCACCTGAAGATTTAAAAATAAATAGACCTAAAGCATATAAACAATTTATGGATTTATATAACTTTATGGCTGGTTCTTCATTAGTTTATTTACTACCTAGTGTAGGAGATTATCAAGATCAAGTATATGTAGCTAATTTAGGTATTCAATTACCTCATTTAAAAGATAAAAATACAATATTATTATCTAATTACACCTCAGAACCTCGTAGAGGTGAAGAATGGGTAGGTAAACATTTTTTTGAATTAATGAATTATGAAACATATATTTCTCCTCATAAATGGGAAGGTGAAGCTGATTTAAAATATTTAAGAGATAATGTTTATATTGGAGGATATGATATTCGTACTGAATTAGAAACATATAAATGGATGGAAGAACATTTTGGTATGAATATTATTAAATTAAGAATGGTAGATGAATACTTATACCATTTAGATTGTTCTATCTTTCCTATTAACAATAATACTTCAATGATTTGTACAGAATTATATGATCCATTTGAAATTAAACAACTAGAAGAATATATGGATATTATAGATGTAAATGTTGATTTAGCTTACAGTGGTATTACAAACTCAGTAAGAATGGGTAATATGCTTTTATGTGCTTCTAATATATCTGAATTAAAAAAGACTCATGAACATTATGAATATGAAAAAAGTAAAATAGAAACTTTAGAAAAAATATGTTCTAATGAAGGTATGGAACCAATTATATTTAACCTATCAGAATATATGAAATCAGGAGCTATGTTATCCTGTTGTGTTATGCATTTAAATCGTGTTGATCAAAATAAAAAATTGTTATAATGGCTAAAACCTTAGAAAAATGGTTATCTACTGATGTTGCAAAAGCTGAAAAATTAGGAGTAACTAAGTTGTCAACTGAGTTCTTTTTTAGAGACCCACCTCGTCCAAATTATATAGATCATGAACATTTTTATTCACCAGCTGATGGTGTAATTTTATATCAAAAATTTATTAATGATCCTACTGAACCTATAGTTGAAATAAAAGGTATAAACTACACTTTACAAGACGCTATTGGTGATCCTGACTACAATAAACCATCATTGGTTATAGGCGTTTTTATGTCGTTTTATGATGTTCATATAAATAGAGTGCCATATGGTGGAATGATTCAGTATAAACGTTTAGATCCAATTGAATCAACAAATAAACCAATGTTGGCTATTGAAAAAGATATTTTAAATGAAGCAATTAATCCTGATAATTTAGAATATCTTAAACATAATGAAAGAATGTGGAATAAATTTTACTCACCTTCTTTAGATTATTCATATTATGTTTTACAAATAGCAGATGAAGATGTAAATGTTATAGCACCATTTGCTCCTGAACAAAATCATTTATTTGCTCAAAATGAACGATTTGGATTAATCAGATGGGGTTCACAATGTGACTTAATATTACCTTTAGATAGTAGATATACATTTGAATTATGTCAAAATGATCATATGCATGTTGAAGCAGGTTTAGATAAATTAGTTAGAATAAAATTTAACTAATATTTATCAACAAATGTTTATGTCTCAACCAAACAATGAAGATGTTTTCGCTAATAAAAGAAAACCAAAAGGTCCTATAAAGTTTAAATTAGATTTAAACGAGGAACAAAAAGAAGCTAAACAAGTAATACTTACAAACCCAGTAGTTTTACTAAAAGGTATGGCAGGTTCAGGTAAAACATTACTTGCTTGTCAAATAGCTTTAGATTTAGCTTTTAAAAAAGAAATAGAAAAAATTATTATAACTCGTCCTACAGTATCTAAAGAAGAAATAGGATTTTTACCAGGTGATTTAAAAGAAAAAATGGATCCTTGGTTAGCACCTATTTATTCTAATTTATATCTATTATATGAAAAAGATAAAATAGATAAAATGGTTCAAGATACTCAAATTGAAATTGTACCTTTTGCATTTATGCGTGGTAGAACATTTCCTAATGCGTTTGTTATAGTTGATGAATGCCAAAATATTACTCACCAACAAACTGAAATGATGTTAGGTCGTTTAGGTAAAGGTGGTAAAATAGTATTTTGTGGAGATTTATCTCAGGTTGACTTAAAAAGTAAAAAAGATTCAGGTATTAGCTTCTTTAACCATTTAGAAGAACGAATTAAAGGTGTGAGAATTATTACTTTAAAGAAAAATCATCGACATGAAATTGTAGAGGAAATTCTTAAAGTGTACGAAGAATTTAAGGACTAGTTTAAAATTTTTCAATATGTATCGCCATGAAACGATACACAACCACTGAGTTAAAAACTGAGTTTGTTAAAAATAACTATACTTGGTTTAATTTCATGTTAGTAGGAGTTCGCTCTAAAGCTAACATTCCTAATGAATTTGATGATTTATTAGGAGTAATAAGAAATGATAAAATAACTTGGTTTACCTGTACTACAAACCCAGGAACTCATTGGTTAAAAAATCTTTTAAACCCTAAAGGAACCGCTTTACTAAAACCAGGTCAATATATTGATACTTGGAAATTAGGTTTACATCAGGGTAAATATGAAGCTTTATGTCAAGCTAAACCTGTAACAGTTTATCGTGATAAAGATTTAGATAATATAGCTGAAGAAACGGCTACATTAGATACAGGTTTATTTGGAATTAACATTCATAGAGCAAATGAAACAGCCATTTCTAAATTTGTAGATAAATGGTCAGCAGGATGCCAAGTTTTAAATAATCCAGCTGATTTTAAAGAGTTATTAGCACAATGCAAGTTATCAGGTCTAAAAACTTTTACTTACACACTTTTAAACGAATTTTAATTATGAAAAAATTTATTTGGTCAATGTTCACTGATGAACGTGGAATTATCTCTGTAAAAAGAGTAATTGGTTTTACATGCGCTTTATTTTTATGTGGTACTATGTTAGCTAATAGCTTTAGCCACGAAAGTATTAAACCATCTGATACACTAGTTGACGCTGTATTAGGTATGGGTATTGCTTGTGTAGCAGGTACAACTGTTGACAAATTCAGCGCTGTTGTTAAAGGTAATAAAGAAGAAAAAACTGAAGAATAATGGACACAACACACGTTACTACTAATTTTGGCGTGTTTGAACAATTAACTAACTATGGTGCTTTAGGGCTTATTGTTTTAGCCCTAGGCGCTGTAGCTTGGTATATGTTTAAACGTATTGTCAATGAAAGAGATAGGTTACAAGCTAAAG